AGGAGTTAAACCATACCCCTGTAATAATCCCATGTAATCAGCCATAGTACCTCCTATTTAATATTTTGTGTTAAACCACCGTATGCTTGCCAATAATTAGGGAAATCTTGGTAGTTTTGGTCATGTACCCGCAAACCTTGGTTGGCTTGACCATAACCTTTGATATAGTCAATAGCACCAGCATTATTTGTCAGTGCACCACCGATTGTATTAGCATTTAAACCAAATGCATTACGATAACCACGACCAGCTAAATCAGCTTGAATATTCATAGCTTGATTTTGTAAATCTTTATTTTTTTCATATTCAGGGTTTTGATATAAACCTTGAAGATTTGTTAAGCCAGATGTAAAACCTTGTTGACGTGCCAGTTCTTCTTTTTGAGCTTGGTTATTAGCTTCACGAAGAGCACCACGGTCAAGACGGTTATTAAACATCATTCCACCGATAATACCAGCCAAATTGCCTAATTGAGTTTGCCAGTCATTATCTCGAACTTGAATTACTTGCATTTATGCCTCCTAGAACGACTCTGCGTAAATACCTTCTGCCAAGAACATATTATCGTCAGTGTCTAATACTAATTCAAATACTTCTTCCTTGTCTTCTGTATCAAGAATGAATTCAATACGCTCAAATCCATCTTTTGTTTCAACTTTATCACCTTCAGACAATTCAGATAGCTCTTTACGACCATCAGGTGTGTTAAATACTTCTGTACCAGTTGTACGAAGTTTATGATTGTGAGTAACAAGTAAGAAGATTTGTTGCATGCCCATGTTTCTATTTTCAGAGACAGTAGCGTAACCATTACGTGTTTTAACTTTATCTCCTTCTTGAATAGAGCCAATCGCTTGTTCACTACCATCAGCCATTTCAACCATTACATAAGATGGGAAACATGCTATAATAGAACCAGCTAAGGACAATGCACCACCTAAGAAGCCACCACTAGAAGATTGTGTGGCAAATGTTCTACCATTATTTAACTGACCTTGAGTTGCTAATGCTTGGTTAGTAGCTTGGCTTTGACCTTGTGCTAATGATAAAGAGTTTTGTACAGGTGTAAACGATGCTTGATGTGCTCTTTGTGCATATTCGATTGGAGTAGCCGCATATCTCATACGTTGGTCCATTAAGCCAGCTGCTGTTTGCAAATTCTTGTCGTAATCTTGCGACATTTGAGCGGCAAAGTTTTTCTGCACATCATTTGTTGTTGTATTAAATCGAGAACTGTCAACAACACCACGTTGAGCCAAGTTGGCTAGGTTTTTACCCATTGTATTTTCATACATACGATTAAAATAGTTTTGTTTAGCATTAGCAAATACGTCTGGTAAAATGCCTTGGCTAAGAGGAATAAACTCATTCTTAATTTGTTGCATTTCAGCTGTTTGGTCATTGTATAATTTTTGCCAATCAGGTGTAACAATATTACCAATGTTGTCTGTGCCATATTTTACAAGTGCATCAATACTTGGTTGAATTGAGTCTATATATCTACCCTGCAACGCTATTAGCTGGCGTTCTTCTGGTGTTAATTGGCGTTCATGGAATTCAGTCCTTGACTTGCCCATTTATACCTCCTTTGTAAAATAGTAATACGTACCGTTTTCGTCTGTTCTTTCTTCGTATTCACACTTCGCTAATCTAGCGTATGCTTTGGGATTACGTGTATCAGTATATGAAGCTACCCGTTTTAATCCTAATTGTTTAGCCATAGAGTGAACATGTTTCCACCCCTCAACAATAGGGACACCACATCCAATATCAATCTCTAGTGTATCATCTATAATACCGAATGTTAAGAAAGAACCATCTTCTCTTAACCAAATTAGAGGATGGAATAGGTAGTCCCAATCGTCAAGATAACTACGACCGACACGTTTTTGATATTCATCTATATGTTTTTGTATATTAACTGTAAGGGCTATCGCCATTTTTATGAGCTCCTTTCAAGAAGTCATTCTGGTCTCTACCCTTTCTACGCCGTGCTGATTTTCGCCTTCCCCTTGTTGCAGAGGAGTCACTAACCATACTTTCTCTTTCTAATACTATATCAAAAGAGATATATTTAAAGATAATTGGGTCATCTGTTTCAAATTTAAACCGAAGAATTGGGGAAAGAATTTGTGTTTTAAATTCCCTTTGTAGCTCTGTTGTTGTCCATTTGTGCGTTAATTGTACATCATTGATGTAAATATATCCACGACCGTCATTTTGTTCAGACTGAATATCAATATACGTTCTATAAGCATTAAGGTTATGAGTATCTCTCATTTCCTTAGATTGAATAAGTTGGTGAATAGAATAACCATTATCTGTTGTATATTTAAAATCAAATTCGTAAATAGCACCATGAGTATCATCAGTATTCATAGCTAATAATACATGGTATTGATTTTCACAAATTGATGTAACATTATAAGGGAAAATCCATTTAGTATAACCACCAGTCCAATAATGGTATACAAACATTTCTCTACCACATGCACCGCTTACTACCATTTGTTTTGTTCTTCGCAAGTCGGAAATAAATGGTTTAGTAACATTTTCTTTAAGTTCTGGATTGATATTATCACCAATATCCATCACATTGAAGTTAGCATATACCTGAGAACTTTTAACAGATTTTAAACCACGAGTGGAAACGAATACAATATCAGAGTTAATATTATCACAAGCGTGTCTACTTACAACATCGGAATTATTAGCAAGTAGAGTAATAGACCATTCTTCTGGTTCATTTTGAACATCATATATATAGCCATTGCTTTTAAATACTAATACATCAGAAGCTAATTCAGCTACAGCAATAATGTCTCCACCATCACCATAACCAACATTAACATCTTTACGTGCAGAAGCATCATTACTATTTTCATTCCAGCTGGTTACGTCACCAATAGCGGAATAAATTAACAAATCAGAACCTGTTTTAGCGACAACTACACGAGATGAACGTGTAAAGACAATATCACAATTAGGACTACCTTCAATTACTTTAAGTGTTTGGTAGTTGTATTCTTGTAATTTAGAGCCACTTGCGATTAACAAAGAGCCTTTCCATTTACAACAAGAAGGGCGTTCCGCATCCCCATTAATTTTACCAATCAATATAGGTTGTTTGCCAAATTCATAACGATACACTTCTTTGTTTTTAAGAAATACAAAGAAATCATTCATTTCGTAATCATTATATACATGAGCAACAGGAGAATTAAAAGAAGCTAGAGGGGTACTTAAACCCCTCCGTGTTCTTAATTTACTACCTACTACATCAAATTCCATATTTTCTAAGCGAACAACTTCATTATCTTTGACAAATTCAGGAGACTTGGCAATGTTCATACCACCAGTCAAATCATCTAATTTGACGGTAACAATTTTTTTAGTTTTACCACGTTTTTGAGCCATTAGAATATACCCATTTGTTTCACTTCTTCTTCAGTGATAGGAGAGCCATCATGATGGATAGCAATACCAATCATATAATTAGGTCGTTGTTTATTCTGTTTAATCTTGTCTAAAATAGTAGTGTCAGTACTATAAACTCCGTCTTCAGTTGAAACAATGCATTGAGGATTTAATCTACCAGCTGTATCAGAATAATGGAATACTAATCTATTGTCTTCTAATTCTAACACGGCAGCATTATATCCTTCAAGTAAAGGTATTGTCTGTGATGCTAGAGATTTGATAAGTTTAACTGGTATAGATTCAAAATCGCCATCATCTTTTGGTAAGATTAACATCGCATTAATAGAACTGTAAACACCTAGATTATTGAGTGTATTAAAAATTTCTGGACGAGATTGATATACGCATATTTCAACACTCACACCTTTTAAGTGAGTTAAACTTGGCATATAGTCTTCGACGTTTACATGTTGTTTGAAATTTGTGTCATCGACATGTTCGTCTAATGGAGTTTGCATCATCAAGTATATATTGCTAGGTTGTACCATTGAAATATCTTTAATTGGCATTGTTAATGTATGCTCTTGTCCTTTTGTTGTATATTTAACAACCACATTACCGTCTGTATTTTCAGCTGGTTGTGGCGTAATACTAGCACTCAAGACTGTATATGGCACATGACCAAATTCTTGATTATTAACCATAACACTAAATATTCGTTGATTTGTATTATAGTCAATTCTATCTTTATATGGACCATCTGCAATTTGCACGTTGTTAATATCATATAAAGAATATACATTCACCGCATTCTCTTTAATATCTTCATGCGTTTCACTAATATTACCAACAGGCTCTAGTGTATTTTGATTGTTTTTGATAAATATATTACCAGTATCTAAGTTATCTAAATAGTCTTGTGGCACACCAGCTGAAATGGAATTAATTTCATTTACAAAAGTAGAAAATCTACCTTTTGAGTTTACACCTTTAGCACGAATTGCATCAGCAATCGCTTTTTTTGTTTTATTGAGTTCTTCAACACTTACAATTACACTTTGAATATCCATAAAACCTCCTATTGGTTTAATTTATCAAGAGCTGTTTTAAGGGCTGTTAAATCTGCTTCGTATTTAGCCTTAGAAATAAATGTATCATCTGTTTCTTTTTTGGTATATAATGTTTTAGAAGCATTATCAAAATCTTTAGTTGTTAAAATAGAACGAGATGCTGCCCCATCCCACCATGTAATACGTGACGCTGATAAAGCCATTGGTTTATCTTTATTGCCAACTTCTACGCCATTACCGTTATTAAGTTTGATTAAACCCCATTCTACACCAGATGTATCTTTACCAGTTAATGGAACATTATTGGCTAATGCTGGCACACTTGGAGGAGTATAGTTGATATTATTAAAGTATTTAGTGTTTGAACTATGTTTATATACTTCAACCTTACCATTACGGTTTACTGTAAAATATACTTCTCCATTATAGATAGCGAAATCTTCAATTTCCAATGTGGATGTTACTTCTGTATTAGTAACATTATCATCTATGTTCTCAATAATATAGCCACCAACAGAAAATACAATACTTTGACCGTTATATAACGCACCATTTGTATCTTGACTTGTAGAGATAATTGGCATTGTTTTAGTATTGATAAATACTCTGTTCTCATTATAATATTGAATAGTACGTTGCTTTGTTGTGCCAGTATATAAGATAGAAACAAATTTGTTTGAAGCTTTATCGTAGGCTAGATTGAAGACTTTATTAGGGAAATTTACAGTTCCTTCAATCGCCATATTAGCATTCATAACTGCTACTTGATTAGGATTTACAGAACCATTTGTTACATAAATTTTACCGTTATAAGAACATAATGTGTTACAATGACCCAATCTATTTTTATCTGTAAATGTTTGTTTGGACATTAAAGTAGAGAAATCAGCATTGTATTTATAGAACACTTGTTTAGTATTGTCACTATTTACACAAGCAATATAAAAAGCATTTGCTTCTTCGTTATATGTGAAGCCCTGACATTGGTTTACGCCGCTATCTAATGGAATTTCTAATACCTTGACAATATTAGCTGCACTTTTGAAAAGTGTTGGTTCTGAACCTTTAAGACTTTTAATAAAATCAGCTTCTGTACCTGTATTACCAAGACCTAGCCAAGATTGATATGCACTTTTACCATCACTACCTTTTGGACCTGTTGGACCTATATCACCTTTTTGACCATTAGGACCTACTGGACCAGTTAAACCTTGAGGTCCTCTTTCACCTGCATCTCCTTTAGGTCCTGCTATACCTTGTGGTCCTTGTGGTCCTGCATTACCTTGTAACCCTTGTGGACCTATTGCACCTCTAGGACCTTGTGGACCTGTTGGACCTATAGGACCTTGGGGACCAATATCACCTTTATCACCCTTTACGCCAGTCATAGTTGTTAAATATTCTAAAGCTGTATCTGTTTTGACAAATACCTTGCCGTTATCAGCGTCATTAGAACGTATCATAACCAAACTATTTGGTGCAAATGTACCAATTTTGCTGTTCATAACAGCTACTGATGGTTGGATAGAGCTGATTTTGAAAGGTTCCCCTCTTTCACCTCTGGGTCCTTGTAGACCAGTAGGACCGATTGGACCAATAGGACCACGCTCACCTTGTACGCCACGTGGACCTTGAGGACCCGCTTCACCACGAATACCTTGGATACCTTGCAATCCTTGAGGACCAGCAGGACCCACGTTACCTTGCTCGCCTTTAGGTCCAATAGGACCACGTTCGCCTGTATCGCCTTTAGGACCAGTTAAACCAGTAGGACCAATAGGACCTTGGGAGCCTGTTTCACCTTTTGGACCTACGTCACCCTGTAAGCCTTTAGGTCCTGTTAAGCCTTGAATACCTTGGGGACCTTGCGGACCATCATTACCTTTTGGACCGATTGGACCTTGAGGACCTATATTGCCAGCAGGACCTCTTTCTCCAGTTTCACCCTTATCACCTTTAGGACCTTTTAATTTTTCCAATTGTGCAGGAGTGAAATCTTCAAATTTAAAATCTTTACCATTTTTGCCATCTTTCCCATCACGAGTATGATTAATCGTAATATTAGGAGTAGAAGCTTGTATAATTTTAATAATTTTATCAGCCATATATACCTCCTAGTGGAAAGAAATTCCGGGACTTACAATAAATTTACCTTGTACAATACGCTCTTTTCGTCCATTTGTATTAGTTTGCTGAATATCATAATAGTAAGAGTTTGTCTCTCCATAATACTCACCATCAGTATCAATGTTACCAGTTACATCTGAAGAAAAGTTAATATTTAATACACCTTTTTGTGCATCAGTAATTACACATTCTGCTTCTGCAATGACTTCTTGGCTCTCTGCTGTTTCTCTAACTTTACAAGCAAATTTATAACCAGTAATATCAATTGGTGTATTCTTGCTATCACTGATAATCATTTGTAAAGCATAGTCGTCGCCCTGATTAACAGTAATGTCATATACTGGTACAGTAGATTTGAACTTTGCCATTATTCAGCTCCTTTTCTTTCTTCGTAAGTACCTTGTGCTGTATTATATTTAGAGTTAATTAATTTATTAGCAACTTGTGTCATAGGACCACCACCTGCCGCCATAGTAGCAAGTGTTTCGTAGTGGTCCCATCTAGCGTCAAAGAATACTAAGTAAATTGTAACACCAATAAATAGCAATACAAACAAGACAGAAATTGTACGAGTTAGGGATAAACCCCCATTCTCATACATTAACATTTCAAGAATACGCTTCAAGATTTTATCACCTCTTTGGTTTCCTTGATAAATTTACGCAACTCTTTAAACCACTTAAAGGCTTCTGCGTCTAATTCATTTAATTTTTCAATAATAGATACAATTTCACACAACATCGGTGCTAACATAAATAGCATTGATAATAGTGCATCTATTCTAAAGCCCATAATAGGGACATCAGGTAATGACCATGCTGTAGCTGCGAGAGTGAAGAAGATGGGATATTCAAAAGATACCTTAGAAAATAAAGATTTACGGAACGCTTTACTAACTAAAAATCTCTTTGTTTTCCCATTTGAGAGAGTAACAGTCCCCCAACCAAGGAATAATGCTTTAAACATATTCCATGTAGTGCATTCTTTACCAACTGCTTTATTGTATTCAACAAGTTCAATAACAAACCGTAATAGAATATCTATCAATAATAGAATTGTTACGGCTAAAATACAGAAAATAATATCATATACAGCATTATCTGGTGTACTATGATATAAATAGAAAAGAATGCTATCCCTTGGCGGTGGCAGCATTATTTCAATCATCTAACCTCCATTATTTTTCTAATTGGGAAAATACAGATGTAGCGTCTATTACTAGAATACTTGTATTTTCTTGACCATTTGTATCATACTGATTATCTCTTAATGCACCAAAATCACAAGATTTTTCTAAAATACCTATATTAAAACTATACGGTGATGTTTGTTGTATAAATGTTTTTTTAACGATAGAACTGTTAAGTACACCAGCAGAAGCTTTCGACCAACGCACTCGAAACCAAGAAGACAAGGATACTGGTATAATAATAATAGGAACATCGTATTTGTATTCTTTATTATAATCACCATTAAAATTGGTAAAATTAATTACATCAATAACACTTGTATAGTGCTTATTTGAATCAAAAATCAATTTCCCATTTTCATCAAATGCTTGTAGTCCAGTATTACCAGTTGAGCTATCATCTTTTATGGCAAAATATCTCATAGGAGTTTTTCTCATGCCGTTAGGTCTTGTTAGATTACCTGTAATTTTCATATCTATATCACGTGTACTTGGGCGATAAGCAGCACCAACGTATGTCCATGAATTTAACGTATCAGATTCTAATTCTCTTATGTAGATAGCTTCGTTATCCCTTAAAATATCACCATCATGTTGTGTATGCTTCATGTGAGGTCCAAGTGTTATTAATCTACCTATGCCATAATATCCAACAATATCGTTCAGCTCCGTAATGCCTTTATATTCGTATGTTGTACCGTCCATTTCGTATGAATCTTGAGTTGGTTGATATGGTATGATTGTATTTATCTTAGTGTTATCATCAATAATTACCCCAGTATCATTTTTAACCTCTAAATATTTACTCATGACATGCTCCCTAATACTATAATTTTCACATAACCAAATTCTGTTGTGCGTTTTCTTTGACCTGCTCTTGCTGTGCTGTATATAGTACAGTTGACAGCAGATTCAGTAACACTATCTATTACTACTTTTGCAGAGCCATAATGTTCCGAATAAGCAGAACTACCAACCACCACGCTGACTTTTTCGTAAGGTTTTGTTTTAATCGGTATAGTTACTTTGCCATATAAGTATGACGAGGTATACACACCTAGAATTCTTAATCCATTTTTTGAAATGTCGTAAGATAAACTGCCATCGGCATTATAAATTTGCAACATCTTTTTCCTCCTATAATAATAAATAGCAAAGATGGCAATAACTGCGATTAATATTCCATAAACAAATTCCATTACTCCCACACCCCCATTCTGACTCTAAGGCGATTATTTTCATCATAAATTTCAATAAGATTATCCCTAATTTCTGTTCTAGCACCAGTAGTAGCTGTTCTCAATGTACCAATCTTAGCACTAATACTAGACAAACTATTGACATTTAATTTGTCACCAGAAATTGAACCTGCTTGAATTTTATCTGCATCGACTGCACCAGCTGCAAGTTTATTTGTATCAATAGAACCAGCTTGAATTTTATCACCGCTAATACTGTTAGCTGCAATTTTATCACCAGAAATACTACCTGTAATAATTTTATCGCCTGTAATTGTATTAGCTTTAAGTTTATCACCAGTGATAGAACCAGTAGCTATTTTCTCGGCTGTAATTTCTCCAGTTTTAATTTTATCTGAAGTAATAGCATTAGCTGCAATTTTATCACCTGTAATAGCATTTGCTACTAACTTATCAGTAGTAATAGCACCATCTGCAATCTTTGTGCCAACAACTGCTTTATCACCAATATATTTTGCGACAATTACACCGTTATCAAATACTGTTCTGTCTGTAATGTGTACAGCATCTGGTGGAATTTCTTCCACTGTACTTGTTGTTACTGGACTAGATAACTCGCCATTACCAAAAACATCAGTGTAGCAAATCTTGATAGTGTAGTTACCAGTAGAACAATTAAAACTAAACTTGTTATCAGCCACAAAATGTTCTTCATTATTAATATAAATTTTAGCTCCTATACAATCTTCTGGAATACTTGCAAATGTGATATACAGACCTTCAAATACAGGCGTAACATTAATGTGAGTTGGAGCAGCAGGAACAGATTTAGAATAATTTAAAGTAGTTGGAGCAGAATAAGAATTACCAACACCTTTATTATACAAGTAGGCTGTACCGACACGTGCATATGGTAAAGAGGTGGAATTCCAACCAGTAGTTAAGTCTAACCGATTATGTTCTTCTCCTACATTTGCATCTAAACGTAATTCTGTCCATTGGTAGTCATTTTGTGGATGCTGTTTCCATGACCAATAAGCACCACGTTTATCAAAAATTACTGTAAATTCGTATGGTGATTTAGGGATATGGGTTTCTTCAGAAACATAGTAATATGTTACAGGTGCATGGACTTTTTCTGACAAAGCATTACGAATATCCCTACCACGAATGACGAATTCATATTTTTTGCCAATTTCTGCATTTGGCAATGTAAAGGTGTTAGTTTTGCCAGTGTCATAATGTTGGAATACTTCTTTATTGGCAAACATATCAGGAGTATCATGAAAGTCACCGACTTTAACATCAATACTGACACCAGCATATTGTTTAATTGGTACTGAATCCCAACGTAACATTAATGATACATTACCATTAACACTCTTTTCATCAATGGTAATATTCTGTATTTGTTCTGTAATGGTGTCTGGATTATCAGCTATACCATTCCATACTTTAGTAACTTCGCTAATTTGGTCCTCTAAAGCAACCTTAATATCGTTTAAATACCCTTTAAGCAAGGAGATAAATTTACGACCATCACCATTTATGGTAGATGGTAAGTTATTTTGTTTATCCATTTATCCTCCTATAAATAATTAATAATAGCCTCCACAAAGTCTTGTTCTACCGTCATATCGAATTCATGATTACTCATTGCGAATACGATAGTCAATTGAGCAAGAATGTTAGAGAATGCTTCGTTTGTCCACGGCAATTCATCATTAACCGTAGATACAAATTGAGGTCTGCGGTAGTATCGAACTGTATATGGCAATTCACCATAACATTCAATTGTTTTACCTTTGTTCTTTAAAAGTAATGGTGCTTGGTTGGTTGCTTTATACCAATCTGACGGTGTTGGTGTTTCCTTTTGTGTAAAAGTAATATCACCGATAACCTCATAATAATTATTGTCGATAAGCACATGCCATACAAAATCAATCGCATCATTAAAGTATGCAATCAATTCATCGTCATCGTACCCACTTTCAATACTATCAGATAAGCGGTTTCTTAGTGCCGCTTTATTCATTAATTCTTTTACTGTCATATTACCTCCTAGCCTTGGTCAGCTGGTGTAGTATTGCTATTTTG